CATACCAACATCTGCATTATATCTTGTAAGTTTATTGTTCATTTCTTTTTCTAAAGCATTAGCTTCTTTAACTCTTGCTCCAGAACCACTAGTTATATCAACACCAGATTTTGCTAACGCAACTTCTACTGTACCTACTGATTGTCTAAATCTTTGATCGAATCTTGCAATGTCAAATTCTGCTTGTTTATCAATTTGTCCTGCTTCTTGTTCTGCAATAGTTGCGTTTCTATTTGCTACTCTTTGATTGTATTTACCAATAGCACTTTGTTGTTTAACCTGTACAACTGTTGCTCCTATTGTAACTGCTTGTGCAACACTCATTAAAATAACCTCGCATACATATATTGGTCTGATCCGTCAAATCCCCATTTTCTCATTAAACCTTCTCTTTCTAAACCTAACCACTCTGCAAATCTAATGCCTTGTTTAAAGTCTTTTCTAATGCCTGTTTGTACTCTTTGTATATTATGTTCTTTTGCAACTCTAGCAAAATCTTTTTTAATAGCTTTTGCTGTGGCTAAAGGATATTTCCACATTTCATTTGTAGCAATAACCCAACCTTCAGCAACTTGACCCCACACCATTTTCATACCTGCTGAAAATACAGGTGTGTTATTTATTAATCCTGTAAATGCTAGATTGTCTTGTTCTAAATTTTTTGCATCGCCTTGTAGTGTTACAAATTCAGCATCGCTTTCTAAAATTTTATAATTAGCTTGGCAGGAAAAAATAAATCTGCCATGTTCAAAAGTATAGGGAACTATGTTTAATTTATTAATCATTTGTTTGTAAGTCCGGGTATAAAGATAAAACAGTTAAAGGTAAAGGTTGCGTTTGTCTAACAAAAATAAAACCATCGGTATCATAGTTACCTCTAAACTCTACAGTTTTATCGCCATTAAATGTTGGTAATCCTTGATCCATTGGGTCAGATGATTTTCTAAATGGTACTCTTTCCATATCTCCTAGATTACCACCAACTTCCACTCCAATAGATTCAAATAGTCTTAATGTAATTTCGTATATTCTTTTTGTTTTAGCTTGTGATGTTCCGTTTTGTGAACCAGCATCAAGTCTCATTGTTTGTAATATAGATGGATAACCTAATCCTACTTTTACATCTGTAGATGGTTTGTCTAAAGTAATAGAACCATCTGTAACAATTTTAGTAGGGTGTGTTGAGCCATTAGATAAAATGTGTACTGTTTGACCTTCTAAGTAATCTAATCCAGATATAGTACTAACAGCTGTACCACTATAAGAAGCTGCACTATCTAAAAAATTAAATGTTGTGTTATCACTTGCTGTAAATTTAAATGTATTTAAAAACTCTACATATCTTCTTGTAATATTATTTATAGTTCTTTTAACAATAATCCATGTTTGGTATTCATCGTTGTCTGTAGGAATTACTGCAACACTTTCACATTCAGCTTTAGTTTGACTAACAGTTGTTAATCTTGTTGTGTCAAAACTTTTCATACTTAAATAACTTAATCCTGTAGGAGCTGTCTCTACCAATGTAATAACATTAGAACTAACTGTAGCTGTAACTCCTGTTAAGCTATTTGTGTTGGCAGTATTAATAGCATTTTTTAAATTAGTAGCTGTTGTGTCGTTATTAGTTTCTGTTTTAAATTGTTGAGCAGAAGCTGTACCCGTTGTAGAAGTAAAAGTAATTTCTGTACCATCTGATTTTGTAATTACAATTCTTGTACCTGTTATGATGTTTGCATAATCTGTAACTGTAATTGTAGGTATACCAGAAATGCCGCCAAATATATGTCTGTGCCAAGCTGTTACTTCTTGCTCTCTTTGATATGTTAAACCTATAAGTTCACCATCTCCACGAACTCCCCATATAATTTGGTTAGGTTCTTGTTGGTAAGCTAATTGTGATAGTCCACCTTCTGTAATATGTTCTGAAAGAATAGTCATGTCTGGTGCGATATAACCATCTACATCAAAGTTGTAAGCAAGTTCTCTTACTTTTCTTTTAGCACGTTGTAAAAATAAAGTTACGTTACCAACTGATATAGCATCTAAATTAGATGAACCATGATTAGATTGTTTTTTAATTAATATATTTGTAGGTGTAATAGCACTATCTGAACCACCACCTGATACAGAAAATTCACCACCTGCTGTACCAATAATTAAAGTTCTAGTTGCTGTCATAAATCTAATGGCATTAACTTGATTAGATGCAATCGTATAAATAATAGCATCGCTATCTGCTACATTGCCACCAATGTTTGCATCCATGTTTTCATAATCTCCAGATTTAGAAAAGAATACTGTTTGGGGTTGGTTCGTTGTTCCTGCAAATACTAATCTTTGTTCAAAAAAAGTAACACAAGCTGGAAATCCTGTTGTGTTAGAAAACGATCCTAATTGCCAAGCAGTAATAGCATTACTATTCGCCATTGCAGTATCAATAGTAATAACTGCTTCTGTTGTACTATTCACACCTGTAATAACTCCATAACCAGAGTTCATATAAAATTGTCTACCTATATCTGTAGATAAAAAACCAGAACCACCATTAATACCTGTTACCGCAGATGCAGTTAAAGTTCTTCCTGTTCCTGTTGTATGTGTAGAAGGTGTTAAAGTTGTGTCTGTAATATTTGCATCTTGAAATGGTCCTTTAGTAAAAACAACATCTTCTAATGTCCAACTAATATCACCTGTTCTTGATAATTTAGCTGGTGGATGTGCTGGATGACATAAATACATTACATCAGCTGATTGCACAAATTTAATATCAAACAATTCATCTGTTGTATAAGTGGTTGTAATTTCAAAAACTTTGTTTACAATGCCGCCAGATGTATAAGTTGTAAAATTTGTACTGTTAATATTAGTTCCATCTTTATTTGTAAGTTCAAATGTATTTGTTGTTTTGTTTGCAACTAAAAATCTTTTTTCATTTACTTCTGTCATACCTACAACATTTCTAATTTTAACTTCATCGCCATTGCTATAACCATGACCATTAGAAGTAACTACTGCTGGGTTAGCTTTTGTAATTGCTGTTATTGTTTTGTTAGCTTCAAATACTGTACTGCTATCTTTGTAAACTCTTATTTTAAGATTAGAAAACTCAAGCATATAAGTTTGAGTTGTAGAAAATTCAAAAGGGATTAATCTTGTTTTGTTTGCACTATTAGCAACTTCAGCTGCAAAGTTTGTGCCAGACCTTCTTGCTGCTGCACCATGTGGATAGATAATAAAATTTTCTAATTTTGTGCAACCAGAAGAATATTTAGTTAAATCATTACGACCATCTAGTCGTGGTGAAAGTTCGCCACCTGTAAAGTTAGTAAGCTGTACTGCAACTCGTGCCATTTATTAAAACCTTGCGTTAATAAAAGTACTAGCATCTATAGCATCTGTCATTCCAAGATCGGGTGCATTGTTTTGACCTTCAGTTGCATCTACAAACCTAGCATCTCTTAATTTATCTTGAAACAATGTATTCATCTTTTCTGATACTGGATTAGATGATGTAATACCATAAGCAATATCAGCAGCTAAAGCAGCTGATAAAGTTTCTCTTAACAATTCATCGTATTGATTAGGGTCTTCAACTCTTGAAATATATAAAATTTTCATTGTAGAAGTATTGCTTAAGATTTTTCTTCCTTCTACTTTATAGTTTGAATCATAGTCAATGATATAAAGTAATCTTAAACAATCCGCTGGTAATGTGAATTGAGCAGTAAAACCCCATGCTGGAGCTGTTGCGTCTTTTGCCAATGATGTTCTTTTTTGTAAACAGTTCCAAGGATGTGATCTAAAGATTCCATCTCTTACTTGAGTATATCTTGCATTACAAAGTCTAGCATTTTTAGAATCTTCTGTTAATGAAAGTATAGTGGTAGCACCTAGTTGATTTAATGCTCCATTACATATGTCTACTACTGATGCCATTGATTATGATTTTTTCTTTTTTGGAAAACCAGCTTTCATATTTGCGTAGGCTTTCTTTGTAATTGTACTTTTAGATTTTGGTCTTGAAGTTCCTGCTTTTTTTCTTTTGTTTATATTTCTATATAAGCTCATGTTTCTCCTGTTATGTTTTTACTGTTAGCACTCTAGGCGGTTTCCACTCTCGCTTCCACCGCCTAAAATTTTATTTTATTAATCTACAACGTACATCATAGTTAATTGAATAGTACCAGTACCTGCACTTCCACCCAAAGTAGCTGTAACAGGAAGTCCATCCTTGTTAGCATCTACAATAGAGTTTTCGCCTAATGCAATAGTATTTGCAGCATTTGCAGCACCTGCATTTACAGCAGTAGCAGCAGCTCTATACGCAGCAGCGGCAGCACTTACAGCAGTACCTGCTGCATTTGTGTGTGCAGCATAACCTACTGATAAAGTAGCAGAACCACCTAATCCATCATGTGCTAATCTACCAGAAATGATTCTTGCACCATTTGGTAAATTAAACATTTGGATAACATCACCAGATGCTAGAGAAGCTGCTTCATATTCTGCATGAGCAACTCTTACTCTACCCGCTAGTTCAGTAGTATCTATTTTTTGTGAAGGAACATTTTGGTCCCACTTAGTTTTCTGTATTGAATAAACTGTAGCCATTATATTCTCCTATTATGCTTCTTGACATACTATACCAAGAACTTTTGCTTGTTCCATTCTAGTAGCACCGATGCTCATACAGTAGTAAACTTGAGTAGCATACGATTTGTCTGCTCTCTCGTCTATTCTTGCATTTACATCTTTACCAATTCCTAGAGTGATACCATCTTGTGCAAAAGCAATACAAGTTCTATCGTTACCTGTTTTGCTAAGTCTATTTGATACAGTAAAGTTAAACCCAAGGAATGAATTTACTTCGCCATTAGCCAATGCTTTTACAGTATTGAAATCTGATGAAGTTACTTCAGTTGTTCCTAAAAGGTTATTGATTTGTTCTGGTCCTACAACAATGTGTCTAGGGATAGAAGGATCAACGCTTGCTAAATCAAAAGTCTGTTTTGCAGTTCTTAATTTTGCGATTGTTAAACCAGCACCACCAGCAGCGATTGCTGTTTGAGCAGCTTCACTTGTTGCACCTGTTTCACCAGTAAAGGCAGTTCCAGTTGCAGCAGCGATGATAACATCATCCATTGCTCTTCCCATTGCCATAGCAGCGGCTTGAGCGTAAGATGAAGTTGGGTCAATTAAAAGACGTACTTTGTCTTGTTGATCTATTAGATCAGCAAACTCATAGTCTGCAAGAGATACTCTTCTTCTTGAGTGAGGAGTGTCTATTTGCGGAGTGTCTGAGTGTCTGCTTACTTTAAGTTGAGCAGTTACTGAACCTACTTGGTCAAAAAAAGCATTTTTTCCAACCACAGATTCAACACGAACTTTGTCTCTTAATAACGATCCCATTTGTTGAGATAACATTTGTATGTTAGCAGAATACTGCTGTACAAATGCTGTAGTTATTTGTGATGACATAATTGTCTCTCCATTTTATTGTTATTGTTAAGTTAAACAGAAAGGTTATCCACTTAAAGTAAGTAGGCAATTCTTGGATTTAAAGTCTTTTAGACTAGAAGTCTATTCCTTCTGGTCATTAGGGTTCTTGCGAATTGTCCTACTAATAACCCCTTATATTAATTTTAAAAAAAATACAAGGGGTTAAAATTATTTAACTATTTAACATCTCTCTTAATGTATAAACTTGTTGTACTACTTTATCGTGATCTGGATGTTGTTTGTTCCAGTAAGGTCCATCAGTATTATTAGTAATAGTAGAAATTTCAGATTCAATATCTGCACTTTTACTAGCACTATCACTTTCTGGTGAAACTATTTTATCTTCAGACATCATAGATGCTATCTTAGCAAAACCTTTAATAAGTTCTGGATGATCTCCTACTCTTATTCCGCTTTTAAGTTCAAGGTCAAGTATATCTGAGTTAATGTTAGCTTTAGCTAATGCTCCAGCTTTTTTAACATTGTTCTCAAATTCTCTACCCCACTCTTGTCTTAACTCTTGTTCAGCTTGTACTTGAGCAGTTTCTGTATCAACTTTACTTTGTTGAGCAGTTCCTTCCATACTGTTTTTATAAAACTCTAAAACACCTTGAGCTTGTTTATTACTTAAACCTAGCTTGTGTGCATTTTCTGCAAATTGTTTTACAGCTCCATTATCTAATGGAACAATATCAGATTTAACATCAAGTGAATATTTATCAGCAGATTCTGGTCTACCTGTTTTATCATAAAATTCATTCCATTGATCTTCAGTTGAATTTTTATTTGGTAAAGCAACCTTGTCTTGTCCAATCATTTTAGTAGCATTGATATATGACTTTGCAAGTGCATCTATCTCTGTAAACTTTTCTATGTTGGGGTCTTGTCTAAACTCTTCAGAAATTGCTTCCTTCCAAGATGTAGCGACTTTAGGTTGTTCTGTTGTTGGTGATATAATCGTATCTGTTTTTGCAACATTAGCTATTGTTGCCGGTGTTTCTGTAGTTGTTGTCTGTTCTACAGGCGAAGCTGTTTGCTCCGTTATCTGTTCTGATGACATATTTATTTATCCTTTTCATTTTGTAGCATTGCTTTTATAAATAGAAGGATGCTACGTTGACCTTCCATATATGCACTTTCATGGCTATCACCTTTTACATTAGTAGTAGTATGATGGTGGCATCTCTTTTCTAAATCAGACATAACTGATTTACCTTCGTCTGTATTAAATATGTAGTGATAGTTTTTTTTTAAACCTTCAACATATTTTGTAAAATCTTTTTCTTTATCTTTTGCTTGACCCATTTTTATTCTTCAGCATTTACAATAGCTCTCGCTTCTTCTGGTAGAGCCTTAGCCATTGGTGCTGCGTCTCCTGCCATCTTAGCAACTTGTTGAGCTTGTTGCATCTGCATTTGCTCCTGTTGTTGTTGTGCTTGTTGGTTTCTCATTTCTTGTACTTCACCTTGAGACTTTAATAATTTTTGTGGCATACCAACGATGTCAGCAACGTGCTTAACTAAATTATCAAAATTTACGTAGTCAAATACAGGAGCTACATTAGCTAAACTTCCAAGTATTTCAACAGCTCTTATTATAGATTGAAGTTCTGTGGATTTCTGTGCCTTTGCTAAAGGAGAAACATATTCAATATCTATATTAACACCGGATAAAGATTCTGGTGGTGGAGCAAACTGGTTGTTTCTTAATAGAATATTAAATACTCTATCAATAAGGGGTTGTAATAATTCTGATTGTAACCTTCCTAATACAGGTCCTAACAATCTCATCTTCTCTTCGTTACGTTGAATAACTTCTGTTGCTGTCATTTGTGGACCATCTTGCATCATGAGTTGATTCACGTAAAACACATTTCTAATAGCATTTCTTCTTTGCTCTTCCATGTTTAAACCTAATGGATTATTTGCACCAATGTTTAAAGGTTCAATTTTATCTCTTGTACCTGATCTATAAAAATTTAATCCACCCGGAACAGTTCTAACAGGTAATAAGAAACCATCATCAGGAACTAATAAAGGTGGGTCTACTTGTTTCTGTGCAGCTTTAATGGTTGTCTTACACATTTCATTTAACATCTTAACATCAGGTAGTGCTGTCATGGCAGGTGATCTACCATAAACTTCTTGTGATGCTTTTAAATATCTAGGAACTACAAAAGGAAACTCTTTAAATCCAGATACTGATAATTCATTTCCGCCTTTGTATTCAAAGTATACAGATTCAAAAGGCATATTCTTTTTATCTTTTTTCTTAGGGTTAAAATCATTTCTTGGGTATACCGCATGAATAATACTTATTTCTTCAAAAGGATTTTTCTTTGCCATTGCCGCAACATCTTGAGAAACATTGTCGCCAAATTTTTGTACCAATGCTCTAGCTGTCATATTAAATTTTCTAAAGATAGTATCTATTTTTCCTTTAGAGTTTTCAGCTATATAAACTTCATCAATGTGTCTTGTAGAAAATTTAATTAAATCTTCATCATCTTCCTCGATAAACATTGCTGCTGTACCAAATGTAATTAAGTCATGGTACAATTCAAAAATTTCTTGTTGGAAGTTTGATCTATTAAATGCTTTATACATAACATCAGTAGCTTCTTCTAACCAAAGTTTTGCTTCATCATCATCTAGTTGATTCATTTGTTTAAATCTTAAAGTAAACCAAGGTGTAGAAGGATTCGTCAGCATACCATGTAGAGATGATGATAATAATTCTAATGCTTGTAATGGAGAAGAATCAAAAATTCTTTCCATTCTTTTATCACCTCTTGATCTTTTTTTAGTAATGTCTGCTTTTCTTGGTAACATATAATCAGCAACTTCTTGCCAATGTGTTTCCCAGTTTTCTCTTCTACCTGATAGTCTATCGAATCTTGAAATTAATTTTGATGTTAGTTCTGTTTTCATTATACTGCTCCCAATAAAGATTTTTTACCTAAAACTGATGCCATATTATTACCAACTCCTCTTGAGTTTGTTAGTATTGTCATTGATCTTCCTCTTGCTTTTGTTTTTCTTGAATCATAAGTTACATCTGTTGCTTTGCTTTGTGAAATTTCTGCTGATGTAGGAGCAAGTTTAACTATTTTGCCACCAACATTAGTTGCAGAGTTATTGTTATCTCCACCATTATTAACACTATAATTTGACATACGATCTGATCCTAAACCTATTTCTACATTTGCTTGTGCTTTTCTTGTTCTATTTTGATTTGCGTTTCCAATAGCACTTAAAACCATTCCTGTTACTCCACCATCTTTAATAAAATTTCCTACTGCTGTAACTGCTCTTGAAAGTATACTTGGTCTTGATGGTGTATAATAATCCATATAATTGTTATCATCTCCGCCACTACTGCCGCCGCCACTAGGTCCGCTACTTCCTTTACCATCTTCTCCAGCACCATAATCATCTGATCCGTAATAACTTTTAATACCTGTTCCATTAATATCTTTACCCGCTCCACCTATTCTTTTTAAAAGTTTAGCTTCTTTAGAATTAATGTATGCTAGTTCTTCACCTTTAGGTGCGTACCTGTTTAATAAATTTTTTGCTTTTTTTAATTCTGCTTTTGTTGGTTTCATCTATGCGTCACCTAATAAAGTTTTTTCTGCTTTTACTGCCTCTTCAGCTTCTGGTGTTAATGATCCAGTTAATATTGTAGATTTTCTACCACGTCTTTTTCTTTCTACTGCTGCTCTCTCTTGTGCTAGTCTTTCTTTTTCTTCAGCAGATATTTCTGGTTCTGGCATTGGTGGCGGTGGTTGAACCGGTGGTAATGGTGGCATTTTTGGTTTAAAGACTGAACCCATATTTAATTCCTATATAATTTGGTAACTGTTATCTGCTACCTCTTGTGGAGCAGTTTGTCCAGTTTTAATTTCTTCTAAGCCAACACTCAAGTAT